TTAGCTCCTGCTGGTCCTTGAGGTCCAGTATCACCTTTAGCTCCTGCTGGTCCTTGAGGTCCAGTATCACCTTTAGCTCCTGCTGGTCCTTGAGGTCCAGTATCGCCTTTAATACTTACGCATAGCCATGCAGAATCAGTATTAGGAGTTTTACCTTTAGTAGGTTTACTTATTGCTACATATAATTTATTTTCAAAAATAACTACAGGAATATTTGATATAGCATTAAAAGGATAATCTTTAGTATCAACCCAATTTTGATAATCATGCATATTACCATCACCAGAACCACCTCCACCTTTAGCTGTACCTTCAGCTATCCAAGAATTAGTTTCTTTATCCCATGTAGCAGTAAATTCCATAGAACCATCAGGACTATTGAATTTAAATGTTCTAGCATTATAATTAGTAACAAATTGATTATACTCATCTGTTATTGGTTTAACTGCCTGTTGTATTTTAGCATCAGTTTCTTGTTTAGTATAAGTATCTGCTAATTTATCAATAATTGGTTTTAATGCATCTACTAATATTTTATCTGATTCTGTTTTAGTATAATAATTAGTAAAATTATCATTTGTACTATCTATTTGCCCCTGTAATTTACCAATAGCAACCGTTAAAGTATCTCCTACATTGACTTTTTGCCCTTTAATGATAATATAATTAGGAGCAATAACTAAATCATCAGTATTAGATATTAATCCACCTGATTGCCATATAGTACCATTATAAACAATAGTTTCATGTATTGCTAAATTTTTATTTGTAGGATTATTAGTACCTGCAATTGTAGTTAAATACCAATCGCCTAATTCACCTTTACCATTTTCTAAATGAGGCGTATTAGTTGAAGCGTTATATATACCCTTATAATTAAGTAATAGACAAATGCATTGTCCACCACCAAATCCTCCACCATTAGTTGCCGGCATATTTATACTCCAGTATTACATAATACAACTCCAATTGGAGCTAATGTTACACTTTTATGAATCCTAAATGTTCCTTGAGATAAAAATATCTCTAACACATTATTTTGTCCATTCATTTGTTGTGGTTTTCCTGCTACTAACCAATCATAATATTTTTTAGTAATAATATCATAAATTTGTAAGGTAGCAAATTCATTTCCTTGTAAACCATTACAAATTAGTGTTAAGTTATTATTATCAGTAGCACTAAATGATTCTGAATAAACTTCGTCTATAGTTGGTTTAATAAGTATTTGCATTATATATTATCCTTTAGAAAATCAGGAATTACTGGAATATTACTATTAATAGTAATATTATTTAATAAAGTATAACATTCATTTAAAAACGACATTAATATATTTTGTTGTAATTCTGTTAGTTTATTATATTGAAATGGAATTGTGTATCTTTCATATTTTATAAGTAAATCATTTATTTTACTTTTTATATTATTTATAATATTTTGATTTTTTTTATTAATATTTAATACCCAATCTTTTAAATTAGAATCCCATTCTTCAAATTCTTCAGGCAATCTACAATCAATATAATTTTCATCTGCTTTTTGTTGATTATATGCCTGCATTTGAGATTCATCTAAATCATCATATCCATATAATTGTTTTGATATATTATGTATTATATAAATCATATTAACCAAGTTCCTATTAAATAGCCAAATTTAGTTCGATTAATTCCTAGTAATTGAAAACGTGAACCTGGAGGTAATATAAAATTAAATTGACAAGAAACATTAGAACCAGCAGTAGTTGTAGGAGTATAAGCACTAATAATAGATAAATTATCATTTATCATAATATAAGCTCCAGATAATTCAGTAGCATTTGTACATGTTGCCACACAAGTTACACAAACATCAACTGGATAATTATGACTATTTGTATAATTAACATTATTAGTAAATCCATTAATATATTGCCAAGATTTATTATTTAATCCTGGCACTTCAGATAAAGTTACTAAAGGTTGAGTAACTCCAGCATCATTATTTACCATATATCTTAAATGTGCGCCATCCCAACCTAATTTAATACCAAATTTCGTAGGACAAGCAGGAACATTTCCAGCTAATCCTGTACTTGGTATTAAGATTACATCATTGTTATTACCTATAGCTTGTTGTTGAGTAAAAATATTAACGATATTATTTTTTACAAATACTCCGGGATTATTCTGCGTTGGGAATATACCTAAATCAGTAATATCTACTTGAGCTTTTAAAGCATTATCTGTAGGGCTCCATCCAATATATACTTTATTAGCAGATTGCCCTGCTCCTCCACCTTGTTGGACAGGTGTAAAATTTAAATTACCTTGAAATACTTGAGACCAATTAACCCCATCATTTATATAAGAAGGATTAGTTACAAAATTTGCTTTATTATTATCTTTAAGCGAATATTGAAAAGACTTATTAGATTCACACCATAATAATGCGCCTTTAGGATAACCATTTATATTTTCGGCATTAAATGTAAATAAACCGCCATAATTCATATAGCTTAATATTTGACTTAACCATCTAAAAAATCCATTAAATTCTTGCCTTTGAACTACTGCCCCACCTTCTGTTGGTTTTACTTCTTGTAAATATGGGAACCCTTGGTCTAATGTTGATATCATATTATCAGGTGAAGTTATAGGGGGATAAATATAGTCACTACCCTCTTTACCTTTAGCACAAAATTCTTCAGGTAAAAACTTAGGAGGAACTAATGTAGTTAAATTATTTTCTGACATTTTAAAAATTCCTATTTTCTAAAATTGTTGCAAATACTCCTGCAGGTACAGGTAATACATTACGATTAATAAATATTGCTCTCATCCAAGGTAATAAAGCAAAATTAAATTCATAGGATAATTTCATATATCCTGTCATTTTAACTCTACATCTGTGATTTTCAAATCCATAAGCCTTACTTAAAGTTCCAACTAATTGATTCATTATTTTATTTATTGAAAATAATGACATATTACACGTTATTGTTCTATACCTAAATTGTAACATCGTACGATATTGGAAGTCATTAAGCTCATAAGGAATTCCTGCTTCTTTTTCATATTTAAGGTTATAAAAAAAACCATTATTAAAATTTTGAGGATAACCATCAGGAGGAACAGGATACATTGATTGTTGTCCAAATCCAAATACTCCATCTGAAGCATTACCTATTAATACAGTTCTAGATATATTTAAAATTATACCCCAATTGTCTAATCCATTTTTATCGCATGTTTCAATATCAAAATATGTTTGTCTAAATTCTTCTTCATTTATAGTTAAATAAGGCAATAACTCTTCTTCTAATTTTTGAAGATTTTTAGCATTTGAAAATTGAATATATAAAGACATAATTATTCAACTAAAGTAACAATAATATTATTTTCATGTAAAACAAATACTCGGTCCATTGGAATAGTAACTTCTAATGATTGAGTTTGTCCAACTATTCCAACTGTAATACTTGTTACTACTATAACTCCTGCTAAATTCATTGCGTAATAAAATCTACTCGCAGCAACAGGGTCTGTCATTCTGTATTTAGGAACAGGTGGTTGCAATCCATTAAAATTATCAATAATTGACTTTTTAATTAAAGGAATAATATTAGAAGGATAAGTTGATAATTTCGGAATAGTAATATTAACTTGTAATTCTACTGCTTGTGCTTTTTGCCATTGAGCATCAAAAGTAACCCATGGATATTCTTTATCAATATAAGTATAAGTAGTATTACCTTGCATACTACAATAACGTTTAGTATACATTATTCTAGCAATACTTTCATTTAAATCATCACTAGCATCTACAGACACATAAACTGTATTTGGATTAACAGTTACACCGAAAATAATTTTAGCTATAGGTGTATAATTTTCTTGAACTGTAAAATTATTTACTCCTGCTAAATTATTTAATGCACTAATAATTGAATTTAATCCACCTGCAGAATTAATTGCTAAACTATACTGTCTTCTATTTCTTAAATCTAAATCAGTTTCTTCATTTTTACCAATTGCGCCATTAGTTGGATTATTTATAGTATCCCAACCAGATATATTTTGAGCAATACGATTAATTGTTGTTGCATCACAATTAATTGGTCCTTTTAATATTGAATAAAATACAGAGGTAATTATACCTTCTTTAGGTATAATTATATCGATAGGAGTATAAAACTCTTCATTGTTCTTATTTAATGCTTTACTTCCCAATGGTATTATTGTACCTGGCAATCCTGTAATAACACAATTTACTATAGAACTTGTAGCAGGTTTTCTATTAATTCCATTAAATTTACAAATAGAATCTAACCATATTCCATTAGTTTGGTTAGGATTATAAAGACTTCCATATAATAATGCTTTTGCATTTTCTACTTCAATAGCCATATTAGCATCATATTGTATAAATGCCCCATTTATTGAAGCAGGAGCAACAACAAAATTATCACCAAAAGTATTTTTATATGCTTTCTGTATATTATCTAATATTTGATTACCTGATAATGTTTCATATCCAGTATTAGTCATTGGCATTATATCGCTACCTGTAATTTTCTAGATGAACTATTTAATATAATATCACACACAACTGATAAAATTCTTTTTTTATTGTCAATATTATAACTTTGAATAATTACTTTTTTTATTCCATATATTGGAATATATTTTGCAGGAATATATTCATTTATTGACATTATTGCTTTTTGTATTTGAAATTGAAATAAACTAGAACGTGAAAACTTATTACTCATTAATCTTCTATAAGTTACACCAATAGTAGTATTAAAATCATATTCTCCATACCATAACCATAAAGCCTGAGATACTAATTGCTTTAATGCATCTAATCCGCTTACTACTTGTAAGTTTCCACCATCATCAGTATAAATATCATTAAAACTTACATTTTTAATATCGTTATTAATATTACATTTTAATAACCAAAAATCTTCCATTATTATATCTTTTATAAAATAATTTATATGAATTATAAATTTATGTTATAATACATAATTAAAATTTAAGGATTAATTATGAAAATTATAAAAATATTTTTATTATCTTTTACTAATTTAGTATATGCAATAGATTCAAATCTTGTAGCTAATACTTTAACTAATAGTTATATCAATACTGTATATCCAGAAATATCACCTATAACATTAGTTGCTAATAAGGCAATAGTATCAATAATAGACGTATTTAGTCCTAAAAAATCACCTTTAGATGAAGCTGAAGATGAAATATATAAAGCTTTTAAGATTGAGCAATAACAGTATTAGATATTCCTGATACTATTGTAACGGGTAAAGTATCTCCACCTTTTTGTACTCCTGTTACCTGAAATTTAGTATCACCATTTAATACGCCCGAACCACCATTACCTAAATTTATTTTAGATGCATCAACTGTTACATTTTTAGCTTTGACTATAGTATCATTATCTGATATTATAGTGACTTTAGGTCCATTTAATTCTATTCCTTTATTAGTTATTTTAACATAAATTGAAGGTAATTTGTTTGATAATACACCTAATATTATTCCATCGCGTAAATCAAACATTCTTAGACTACCTGGATTCTGATTATCCCATTGTTTTTTTACAATTGAAATATCACGTTGGCAAAATCCTACTAATACTTTATCATTTTCTTCTAATTCAGTTATAATGCCTGCTATTCCTCCCATTACCATTATTTTAGATATTTCATATATTGGTAATGGGGTTATGGGTTTATTATCTGCCATAAGATAATTTGTTAGTATTTCTACATCATAACTTTTTTCATTAACTTTAATAATTTTACAAGGTTGAATAGTATTAACATTATTTAATAGATATTGAGCAATAGCATATTCAATTTGATTAGCTTCATTTTGTAAATTTCCAAATTGCAAATTACTTTGATTATTATTCATAATTACATTCCCCCAAATAAATAATTATTAACTTGTAAGATGCTCATAAATTGATTACTATGATTTGTCAATATATGTTGAATTCCATTAATATACCATGCCCCATTATTTGCAAATGGCATTAAAGATTTTATTTTTACAACTTGTCCAAATTTCAAATAAGGAGTATATCTAACCATAACTTGAAAACCATAAGGAACTGCTGTAGGGTAGCCTATCATATTATTATCTGAAGATATTTCAATAATTTCATTAGGGTAAAAAGGTTGATATTTAGGGGCAACTAAAATTGAAGTATCATCAGCTTTCCAGTGATAACCATAATCAGCACAAGCTTTATCCATTTGTTGTACAGGAGTACCCTCATAACGGGGATTAGTTGAGCTATATCCGAATAGATTATTCCCTACAAATTGTAACCCTTTAAATTGTGATGCAATCTGCTTAAATAAATCTTCTAATTTTACTTCACCTTTAACAGATATATGTCCGTTGTCATCCGCATTTTGATATGTTATACCATATAACGACATTACTTTAAATGGCCTACTTCTGTTAGCATTGTTATAATCAGGATAAGCTGCATATATTTGCCCGCGATAGGCTAAAGGTGGTAATCCATCACTATTTAAATCATATCCTGCATATATTTCAACTATATTATATCCTTCATTTACCCCAACCTGAAATTGCATAAGAGATAATGTATTAATATCATCAACAGTCATACCGTCAATTATTACTGTAGCACTTGATTGCATAAAACTGGTAGAAGTTTTATTTATATTAGCTTCAATAGTTAAAGAGTTACTATCAGAATTACCTCTAATAATTTTAACATTTAAAGGATTACCTTCTTTGTCTGTTCCCGCTGCAAAAGTATTTTCATCTAAAATAAATTTGATTACAATATGTCTTGTACGTAATTCTGTTTGCATTATCCAAATTCTTTTTCTAAGTCTTTTTGATTATCAATAACATATTTACTATATATTATATCGCTTATAGGTTCTTCACTCCATAGCAATATTGAATCTGTGCCTAATGATTCATAAGTAGGATTTGTTTTGTTTTTATTCCAAAAGGTTAAATATCCTATTAAAGGAGTATTATACTGATTAATAGATACTCCACATAAACATTTTGCTCCGGTAATAATTCTTACAGCATTTATATTTACATTACAATATAGAATATCACCCTGTTTATATATCGATATTGTTAAACTTTGATTTGAAGGTTGTACAACTAATATTTGGTTAGGTACTGCTCTTAATGGTATTTGTTTAATTATCATAATCCTATATCCTTTGCAGTATTAGAATCAATATCAGTTGGTGATACTCTGCCATTTTGAGTAGGAGATGCATTTTGCTTATTTGCTAAAGTATTAGCATTACTTGTGCCATATTCACTTTTAGTTGTTCTTACTTCTTGTAATTTTATTAATGCTACTAAATTTAATTCATTATTAGTTAGAGCATATTCAAAATCTGTTATTTTTAATAATGGATAAGTTTCAAATAAAGGTTTTGATTTTATAATACTAACAATAGTTTGACTTTTCATATTTTGTTTTAATGCTTCAATTATATCTGCAATATAATCTCGTCTACTTTGGTCATCAAATACTACACCTTTTTCATAAGCGGGTGAACTTACACAGACAATATCTAATGTATATGGTAAACCTAATACTGAATCATTGCTAAATTGCCCATCTTCTAATGCTTCTGTTGGAACATTAACTTGATATTTAGCTCCAAAATCTGATAAAGCTTGAAAATCAGCTACCATTTCGTCATCATTGACTTGAGATGAGTCAACTGTTTCAGGAGCAATGTCAACAGATATTTCAACATCTTCAAATATTTTTGCTGTATATAATGTAAAACATATTTCTCCTATTTGCGGAGGAGGTTGCCCATTCCAAAATTTTTCTATATCATCAATAAAATCAAACATTATGCTATTCTTCCATTACTAAAAGCTAATGCTGGAGATACTAATTTATTCCCCATCAAATTATTAACAAATTGCTCTTTATTTTGTACCCCGTGCATTTCTACTTTACTTATAGTAATATTTTGGGTATTATTTTTAGTAGTATTAGGTGAATTATTAGTTACATTAGCAGATGGTATTTTATTAATATTATTTGGAACATTAGGTTGTTGTATACCTAACAATCCATAATTAACTTTATCTATTTTTTGTTTTAATACTTTATCAATCCCATAATTACCACCAGAGTACATTTGTATAGCTTTATCTAAATCACCTTTAGTAGATTTTAAATTTTGCATCATCATTAGTTTATAAGTGTCATAACTATTTTTAGGGTCCATGTACCAATTTGCATCTTTTTTATCTAATCCTGCTTGCAGTCTTGCTCTATTCGCATGGGTTACTCGCTGTTGATAAGGACCATAAGCTCCATTATTTGAATTAGTATTATATCCGCCCGATGATTCAATTTGTGCTACTTTAGGTGCTAATCTTTCTACCATTTTTTCATAATCTTTAGGAGCTAATTGATATTGGGAAGCAGTCGGGTTAAAGAAGTCATATGCCGCCCCTCCTATTTTTTCACCTGCTCCAAATAATGCTGCTAATGGTTTTCCAATTATATCATGATTTTTTTTAAATTCTTCAGGGTCTTTTTGATATTCTTGATATTTGTCATATACTTCATATAAAGTAGTCATAGCGGTAACTGCTGCACCTAATGGTCCACTTAATAATCCTATTGCTCCACCTAAACCTTTAAATGCAAGAGATAAACCTTTAATTACTGTAGTTGCTGCAGATAATCCTGCTAAAGCTAATACTAATTTTCCAATATCTCCAGCTGTAATTCCTGTTTTTTTACTCCAATCATCAAATGCTTTAGTTATTTTTGGTAAATCTTTATCAATAAAATTAGTTACCCAGTCTGTAAGTTTATACATAACCGGTATTAATCTTTCTCCTAAATCTAATTTAAGCTTTTCAATTTTTCTATTAAAATCAATTAATCTTGCTTGTGCTTTTTGAGCTCGTTGCGCACTTTTATCATCCCATAATGCATTTTGAGCTTTAACCAGTTTTTCAGTAGCTTCTCTTCCTTGAGATAATATACGTAATGTAGCATCATCAATACCTAATTGCTGTCCTACCCATTGTTGTTTATCTCTACTCATTCCTTTTAATTTACCTGATAATTCTAATAATATATCAGTAGTTTTTTTAATATTACCTTTAGCATCTTGAGGATTAATTCCTAAATATGAGAATATCCCCATTGTTTTAGGATCACCTCCAAATTTTGCATTTTGTAATTTAGATTGCAAACCTTGAATAGTATTATAAAATCCTTCAGCACTTCCTCCAGCTTTTGCTGCGGCTGTTCCCCATTTATCTAAAGATGCTACTGATTCTCCTGTTTTTTGAGCTAAAAATTCTAACTTTGCCCCAGTATTAGCAAAGTTATTAACTAAATCTTTACTAAAACTCATTACCATTTTAATAGCTAATAAATCTAATGCTGCGCCAATAGTTGTTTGCATATCGCCTGCAAATTTTTTAATTCCTGCATCAGCTTTACGTAACCCATCTTGCAATTTTGCCATGTCTAATGACATCTTAATGACTAGTTGGTCAGTTGTAGTAGTTGTCATGATTGCATCTCTTTTTGGTTTTCTTGGAATAATAAGGAATTATAATTGTCAACATTTATAATATCATATAATGATAGTACATCACTATAAGTATAAATAGTTTTCAATTCATTTAATGTAGCTAATTTTGAGGATATAACCGAACCAAATATAGGAGCTATATTATAATTAATAGCTCCTTTAGTAATATTTGATAATTTTTTACCAAAGTCTAATCTATATTTGCCTCGGTCTTTGTAAAAAAATCACTAAATATCTCCATTAAATTATATGTCAAAAACTCTTTAACTAATAACAATAAAGTAAAAGGACTATTAATATAATTATTTACATTAGTTGAAATATCACCACCTAAAGATAATTTCATTTTAGCTTCACCGTTTAAGAATACTACATTTTTAAGAGTTAAAGTTAAAAGCATTTCTCTTTTCTCTGAATCTAATTGTTGAATTGCTCCTAACAATAAAGTCAAAAAATAAGACATGTCCATACCTGAAGGAGATAATAATTTATTTGCTGCAACTTCAATTTGCTCTTTTTTAGCATCTTTATCTTCAATACCTGATAAAGCCATATTATTGATTAATTGAATAAGACTTTTAGCGCTTACTTCAGGAGTATCAATAAGCAATTGGCATAAATCTATTAGAAAATTAAAACCTTGTAAAGCAGGTAATAATGATAATTCAAAACTTTTAATATCATTCTTATCTTTAATTTGTATAACTTTCATTTATATTTTCCTATAAAGCTAAAATTGAAGAAGCAGCTGTAGTAATATTACCTAAAGTTAAAGAATTTGGTATTCCGCCTGAGAAGCTAATTGTAACTTCACCTACACCATCTTCAGTTAAATCAGGTACTCCAAAAATTCCCGTAAACATTAAATTTGGAATTTTACTTGTCCATTGTCCACTAGGACTTGTAATAATTAATGTTTGTCCTGGTACTACAAATGAAGCATTAAATTGATTCATTTGAATTCTACTAATTTCAACTCGTGCAGGAGCTAAATATTGTAACTTTAATTTACCTTTAAGAAAACCCGGTTTAACTCCAGCAACAGTAGCTCCATCAGCAGTTACTTTATAATTACCAACATCAATTTCACCATTATTATCAAAAGTAATAATTTCATTAATGCCTGAACCAGCAATAATAATAGGTGTTTTTAACGTAGGATTTGAGTAAGATAATATTGCATCTTTACTCGATATTTGCGCCATAAAATCTGTTAGAAAGCTCATTACTTACTCCTTATTGAACATATCTATTTTGGAATTTAACTTTATTCCAGTTACCACCATTAATATACCAAATATTGACTACAATTGGGTCTCTTTTAGCGCGTTGCTCAGCTGTAGCAGGAACAACTTGATAATAATAACCTTGGTCAAATAATGCAGAAGAAATATCAAATCCTGCTTCTCTACTTAAAGATTGAATTTGAATTTGAGATAAATTAACTCCGGCTTCAGCTACATTATTTTTAGTAGCTTGTTGTAGTACATCGTTAACAACACTTCCAAGTGATTCATAACCGTAATTATTATATGGATTGCGTTTAGTTACACTAAAAAATACCGCTGTTTTATTTTGTAAAGTATCATCTAACCATGCTTCATTATAAATATTCTCTATATAATTCCAGGGTCCTGTAACACTTCCATCTTCACTAAAATTATAAATAGTAGCTCTTGAACTAAATTGTCCATAAAAATTAACTTTAGCAGCAGTAAGTAAATCATAATCTAAATCATTATCCACTAAAGGTTTAATTCCAGTAAATGTTTTATTAGCTAAAGAAATAGTAGCAGAACGTTGGTTATAATCAATTGCAGCTAATGAACCTAATTCGCCTGCAATAAAATCATAATCTGAATAATTTACAAAAATATTAGCATATAAATTTTCATCAATATCTTGTTTTAAAGATATTGAGTTACCAACAGTAGTCTTAGTCCATACTGCAAAAACTGTTCGTTCTTGATTATTAGAGTCATTCCATTTACATAATGCTAGGGTTTCAGCTTTATCTAAAAAATTATCCCATAATGTATTAAATGCTTGCCAATTTCTTGATATTTTTTTAATTGCAGCCATATTTTCGGCAGGCGTTTGAGCTTTAGAACCCTGAGATAATATAGCATTATCAACTTGAGTTAGTTTCAATAATAATGCTAAAGGTGAATCTAAACAATAATCAACTAAAGTATCACCTTTACCCGCGGGAATAGTAATATAGAATTCTTTTCTCATTCCATTATAAGTTACTAATACACCTTTAATTAGTGCATCTAATGCTGTTTGAATAACATTAGCAACCATAGATAAACTTGTACATTTACTAAAATCTAAATCTTTTAATACTTGTTTAGTACCATTAAATTGGAATGTAATAGCACCTGCTGTAATTTTTACAATATCTGATAAGATACCTCCAGATACTATTCCGCCACTAGAAATATATGCTCCAACATCTTCTGAAATATATCTAGAAAATGTAATAAAAGGTGCTGTTCCTAATTGTGAACTATATCCTTTAAAGTATTGAGTAGCATATAAATACTCATCTGACTCATAACCAAAAAAATCACCTACTAAATCAGGTGAAGTAAAATTTAATGAACGTTGTTTGTCATTAACAGGAATTAAACTATTTTTACTCAATACATTTGCTACTAATGAAGCAGGAGTATATCCGCTTGACATCGTCGCAGATGTTACTGATATTAGTTTATTAAGATTAATAGAAGGCATACTACTTCTCCATAAAAAAATGTGCGTCTATTGTATTGAATCCTTCAATTGATATAGCTAATTCACTTAAACTAAACACACTAAATTTAACTGAATATCTACATATATAATTATCTGTATCCATAACAAGAGTTGTATTTTTAGGACTTTCTGCTTTTCCTATACTAAACCCTTGTTCTTTTAAAATTGAAGTAGCAATATATGATTGTAAAGCTACTGCAAATTTACTTGAATTATTTATAGCAATATAATCTGAAGTATTACTATAAAAATCAACTTGTATAAATATTTCTATAATTTGTTTAGAAGTAACATCTACTTCTTGTTGTTCTTCATCAACTTTATTGTTATTATACACTAAAGCAGTTTTAGGGATACTATATAATTCATTTATAATTATAAACTTATTATCTTTTGAATTAGGTAAAGTGATATTATTTTCATTATTAAAATATATTGAATCATTATTATAATCATTACCTACAATTTTTAATAATAAATCATTAATAGCTTTATTTAAATTCATTTGGTATTCCATTAGATTGAACTGCTATTACTGCTACCCAACCTGTATCAAAATTATATTTAACTTCAATAATTTTATAATATAAATCTTTATGCAATATATAATCTCCACCAGTTTGAATATTTCTATTTAAACCTTTAAGAGTATAAGAATTAATATAAAATCTTTTAATTATTGAAGTTGTACTAATACCATCATAATGCATTAATTTCTGAGTGTTTTCTAATTGAATCCTTGCACTAGATTGGACATCAGTGTATGTTACCTTACGGAGCATTGTTTCAGGGTCTTTAAGCTCACCTAAATACATTTTTAAAATTATATTTTGTAAAGGTACTATAACATTTAAAGCAGGACTTATAGCTTTATGTATATTAAATCCGGGCATTATTTAATCTCATATTGAACTGATTGGAGCATATTACCAGTATTTATTAATGGTTTATTCTTACCTTTAATTTTTTCGGTTAAAGGGGCATTTGGAGCAAAATCACCTTCTTTAATAGTGATTTGAATATCTCGTTGCATCATTTCACCTACTAATTCTAGGGCTTTAACAATATCATAATTATTTTTAACTACTAAAGTATTCAAATATTTAACCCATTTTTTCTTATATTTATTATAAGTCATTTCCATAAATGGTCTTGGGGGTATAATAATTGGATTATTTGATTTTTGAATACCCCATTTAGCAAAAAACATTTGCCTCATTTTTTCAGTTACTTTAATAACTGCCCCATATTCATTTATTATAGCTATTTTTGCTACATCTTCTTGTAAAAATCCAACTTTTACTACTTTAGTTTTATTCTTTATTTTGTTTATTATTTTTGTTATATTTCTATTATCATATTCAACTTCTACAGACATATTAAATCCAAAAATTATTATCATCAGGAGGGAAGTAAATAAAACCCCCGCACATTTGAATTAATTTAAAACATTTTTGCCCATAAGTTGTTTCAGCCCACCATTTGTCATCAGTTGTAGATAAATAATCAAATGAACCTGAGACATCACCTTCACTAGCTTGAGATACTCTACCTGTTTGTTGATTAACTTCAAGAGTTAAAATATGTGCTAATACTACTTGAGCCCAATATAATTTATCATCTTCTCCATCTACACATGCAATAACTTTTTCACCTAAAATTATTGCCTCATGATTAAAAGTCATAACTAATGCTTGATTATTAATTTCAATAAATTGCGGATAAAGTTCTTTAAATTTATCAGGCTCAAAGTTAAACATATTAACTTACCTCAACACCATTTACAGTTGGTAATTTGATTGGCTCATTACCATATAGTGCACGGTTTTTAATATCAGATTCTGCAACAGCTTGAATAGTTGTTTCTTTTTCATTTTTACCGACAAATATATGGCCATGTTTGATTGAAGTACAATGTCCCATAGTTGCTTTAATCATTTCCCAATCATCAGCTTGAATTTCAGTAAAAACATAAGGTAATTTTAATCCTGTTTTTTTCTCATAAGCATTTACACCTTCAATAACAATTTTTTTACCAATTGCTTCTTTATAAGGTAAACCATGTTTATCTTTTTTTTCTTGATAACGAGAAAATTCAACACTATTTAAAAGACGACTGCATACTTTAATTGTTGACATAATTATATTCCTTATTCTTTAGTCATTAAACCCGTTGCTACACCCATTGCCATAGCTACAATTGAACCTGATACTACGTAACTAACTTTTTCAACATAAGACGATTCTTTACGAATTGCACCATGGGAATTGTATAATGAGCTAAAAGTATTTAATAGAGTATCTTGTCCTTGTACTTTTTCAAATATCAATTGGATAAATAAAACATCTTCTCCAACGTTATTTTGACATTGTACTAATTCTAATCCAGGGAATGTACCTTTTAAGTATTGATATACAGATTGAGTACCTAATGGGTTTTGGTCTGTTAAATATACGTATACGCTTGGAGGAACAGTTAAGTAAGCTTTATCTTCAAATGATAAATTACCCGCTGCATTACCAATACATTGAGCATATAATGCGCGAATATTAGCACTAATTTCAGCATAATTAGCCCATTGCCAATTAGATGAATCAGGATTAGCAGCAGTAGCAGGGAATTCAATAGATTCATTTAGTGATGGGTCATTAAGTACACCATAGATTTTTTTACCTTGATAACCACGGAATGCAATATTATTAATATCTAAATTAATTTGAGTACCTAAACCTTCACGCAAACGAGCTACATAATCAATTTTACCCATTGACATTTGTGCATTTGCCAAATCACCATAAGCTAACATACGTTGAATTGTTACTGTATCACGATTCAAATAGTTTAAGTTTACACTATTGTTACCACCAGTACCGGCATCAGCATATTCTTCGCCTGTACCTGCATAAGAAATAACAGGAATATAAATTTGAGTAGTACCAAATGCACCTTGTTGAAAATCTGTTGCAATTTTCCAAATTGGTCGAGTTTGAAATATTTGCTCAATAATTTTATTAGTATATACTGAAGTCAACCATGGTAATACACCATTACTTGGGGTATCAAAAGCATCGTTAGCTACACTATTAATTAAAGATACAATTTTACGCATTTCATTAGAATCTTGAGCTAAATATACTTCATCCGTATATTTTTGGTCTTCTGCACGGAATTTAATACCATAACCAGAACCATCTAATGATTTCATTTCATTTGTTTTTTGATACATTTCTAATAAACTTAATCTTTCATTAAGTTTATCTGATTCGATTCCCGCATCTGTTGCAAATTGATTAATTAAAATAGTCATTTTGTTTATCCTTAATTAAATGTTTGTTGGTTAGAAATAACCACAATTCGAGCATTATAATTTACTGCTTGAGGATTAGTTTTAGTAACTTTCCAACCAGTATCAATATAACCATCACTTAAAGCGGCTGTAGATACAATAGTAGCACTATCTGAAATACGTACATATACTTTATCTTGCATTTTGATTGCTCCACCTGCATTTAGAGATATAACGTCTGCTAAAAAGCTTCCTGAACTTACAAAATTTGCTTGTAAGCCATCACTAATTAACATTGATGAACCTTCATATAACGCATCCCAGGGCATAGGTGTATTTTGAGCTCGAATAACAAATCCAGCTAATACTGTCTTATTAGCTTCATATAATTGTTGAATATTTGTAGTGTCATTAACACCAAAACAAAAACGTCCAATTTTTACGCCACCTTTAGTTACAGTAGCTGCTTGAGTTAAACCTTGGTTGATAAATGCAGTATTGTATGAATCACCTGGATAACCACAATTTGGAGCGGTTACTTTACCTTGTGTAGTAGTACTCATTTTTAATTTCCTTTACGATTAAGAGGGTTAAACATAGGTTTTGAAGATAATAATACTTTATCAGTTTTACTATCACTTGCAAAATTAGGTACTGATTTTTTAGAATTAGCTAAATTTTTCAATAATCCTAATTTCTCATTATGATTCATACTATCAAAAGCAATACCTTTAGCTTTTAATACTTTATCCATAATTGGTGCACTTTTACCTTGCATAATTAAATCAGGATTAAGTCTACCTATAACTTTTTGACTTAATCCGACAACTTGTGCAAAGTCTTTAGAATCATTAGCTTTAGATTCTTTTTCTTCATTATCTTTAGCTTTAGATTCTTTTTCCTCATTATCTTTAGCTTTAGATTCTTTTTCTTCATTATCTTTAGCTTTAGATTCTTTTTCTTCATTATCTTTAGCTTTAGATTCTTTTTCTTCATTATCTTTAGCTTTAGATTCTTTTTCTTCA